ATGAGCAAACCTCTCAGATTTACCATCTTCAAGATGCAGCGTGGAGGCAAAATTCTCTACAGGATCAGAATACCGGCCAGATTTGCAGCATCAGGGAAAAAAACCGACTTGTACTACAAAACAAGAGCTGAGGCTGAAGAAGAACAAGCCCTGCTCAGAGAAAAGTTTGCCAATGGAGAACTGACTTTAGGTACCATACTTGGCCCAGGACAAGTCAAAGACGCCCAACAGGCCCTGGAATTATTGGCGGAACATAAGTTGAATACCTCACTGCTCAATGCTGCCAGAGCTATTGTTTCACTTAATCCGGACCAGTTCAAGGATGCCTTTCAAGCCATTGAACTGATTAAAGACAATGGTTCAGAGATTTCCCTCGTGGAAGCTGCCAGTCTGGCGATAGAGCAACGTAAGGCCCGAATGATAGGTATTCCCACCAAGGATTTACTCACGAAGTACAAGGAAGCAGTATCGGAAGTGCGCCATTGGACAGCCAAGCACCTTGCCAACTGGCGGTTCTATTCCACAAAATTCGATAGCTATTTTGGAGAAAAGAACATTGCCGATATTCAGGCTCCGGAACTGCGAGAATGGTTTTCAAAAAACTTCCCAAGCGCAACTTATTTCAACTCCGCGTTATCCGTCATCGCCCCGGCATTTACCTGGGCCGTCAAACAAGAAATGCTCAAACGTTCTCCATTTGATCTGATAGAGCGCCGTAAAGTAGTTAAAAGTGATGGAGTGGATATCTTTACCATAGAAGAAACAAGACGTCTCTTGTGCTGCTGTAAATCGTATAAAACGGCAAATCCATCACATCCTATGGCTGCGGAAGATGGAACAGTCCCCGCTCTTTTCAAATTGGACTGCCGAGATACACTTCTTCCGTTTTCCCTCTTGCTTTTCTCAGGAATCCGTCCCGAAGAACTGGAAAAGATGACCTGGGACCTCATCCACCTCGATAAAGGAATCATTTCTGTACCACCATCAATCGCAAAGACGAACCAAGTTCGGAACATTGAACTCCACGGTAATTTGAAGGCTTATCTTTCTACGATTCCCGAAGCCAAACGGGCAGGCAAACTCATACCCACAAACTGGAAACGCAAATCAGCCATTGTCCGAAAGGCAGCCGGTCTTCAAAATCGCCCTGATGCAGCAAGACATTCTTTTGCCTCATACTCCCTTGCTGTAGATCCAAATATCCACAAGCTGAAGGAAAATCTTGGACACACGAAGAATTCCGACGTTCTCTTCAAGCATTATCGCGCGGCCGTTACGAAACAAGATGCAGAACGCTACTGGAAAATAAATCCTCTTGCCCCGATGGGAGCTAATATTTAATCATTACTGGAAAGGCAATATTTTTTGGGCGAACCTCATTGGCAGCCCCATAAACCTTACTCGAACGGGATGCATCCATAATCAAGTTGGTCAGATCCCACGCGCCACCGCCACCAGAATTGATTCTGTTGCTATTATAGGATGTGTAAAAGGGTCCTGTAGCAACATTCAAGTCACTGGTATGACCATTCGTAAACGCTGAAACCGTACCTTTGATATTCGGTGCAGAGTCTTCCTGTAAGCTTCCAATAACCCTGCCCGTATCAATTCCCGCGCCATCATCAAGGCCGCGAATGAAACGGCCCCGGCAATCGGGTAAGTTGAATGTCGTACTACCGTCTCCATCTCCACAGGAAGTACCAATAAGCGCAAAAAGCCCGGCATAAATCTCTCGGCTTATTGCCTGGCCTTGGCAGAATATCCATCCCACAGGGGCAACAGAACCGACGTAATAGGAAAGGCTGCCTGCCGGAACTCCATCAGTTCCGCCCCAACCTGTCCATGTACCCGAATACATACCACCGCGCCACATTCTGCCATCGTATCCGGTAAACATGGCCTGAACAAGGTTTCCCCTTAATTTCTGAATTTCCAGAATTCCAGTTCCGGCAGGTAAATTCTGATTCTCCTGAGATATCACATGAATCAAACGAGACAGTTCCGGCATCTTTTCAATAATGCCTGGAATAGTCAGAGATGGTTCCTGTAAATCACTTTTCGCATAGGCATTCAACTCTGCAAGGCCAGTAAAGAACCTCCACCCGCAAAACTGGTCCGCTGAACCATTTAAATGACCGACGAAATTCGGTGCCTCCAAATCTCCAGTCATCTTATCTCCGGTTTTAGAGACAAATCCTGCTTTTGCTTCCTCAATGGCCTTGGAAATATTCTCCGTCTCTTTACCTAACTCTTCGATATTTACTCTTATCGTTTCAATATCAAGCTTCTTCTCCATTTCAGCCACGTCTTGCAGTGTAGCTCTGGCATTAGGATCAAAAGCCTGAAATATGACTGAAGCATTACCCGTAACAACAGAGACGGTCAACACCTCTTCCATGACGGTGTTGCTTCCGGCATCCGGAAAATAGTCAGCCAATTCGCCGGCATTGGCATAGGCAAACAACACAGGATCTCCGCCATTCTGAAACGGTTTGACGAAAACTCCAATTTCGCGCAAGTAAAAATCTCCTGTGACGCCGGATGCAACAAAGGCCCCACGAACCGTTACTACGCCATCCACATGGTCAGTTTTTGAAATACCCACCCGGGAAAGAGGCCCAACCAATGAAGTCAGATCTTCCGGCGCGGCCGGAGGCGTCCCATTACCTATTTCAATGTGTGAAAATTCAATGCTGGAACCAGCAGACATGGCGGCAGCGAAATGAGATCGCCCCGCACGTGTTATTGTGACATTGGAGAATTCAGCCATAAGATGAAAGGTAAAATTTACAGTCTGGCGAACTGGAAGTGCATCCAGTCGTAATCGCGCTCGCGGCCCAGGGAAACCGCTCCTTCCGCCTCCACGATTTTCCAGAATGGTTCATACTCTGCACCGGAGAACCGCGCCCGAGGCTTGTGAACCTTCAGCCCGTTTCGGTCAGGGTCCATATCAACCGCTATGCCCCATGAGTGCATAGAAGGCTTGCTGCCGCCAACAATGGCCCGGTCATTATAGCATCCTCCATACAGGTCCAGCCCCAGTTCCCGTACCTTCTCCATGCCGTAATGTTCCAGTGTGCGCTGAAATATCCTCACCAATGAATCCGCCACAGCATGATGGCAGGTCAGTCGCCGAACGGTTGTTTCCGGATCCCAGGCCAAACGAAGAGGATATGGTAAATCCACAGTAACCAAGCCAGTTCCCCTTCTCCCAAAAATTGATTTTCCACTCCACACCTCTTCCTGCGTGGGCCACATGTGAGGCATTACAATATCAAGCTTTTCGGCGATAGCTCTTGCCGTTTTTGGGCCGGGAATACCGTCAACCTTCACCCCCACGGTAGCTTGTACGGCGGACCATATTTCATGACATCGCAAACGCAAAGCTACAGCGGCAAGCGTCTTTGGCCCCGGCATCCCATCCGCCTTTAATCCCAATGCCCGTTGTACAGGCTTGTATTCATCGTATTCCTTAATAGTCATAAAGCGTTAATGTTATTTGTTTTTTGAAATTTGAAAAATGATCAACTGTTTCCATTATGGAAACAGTTCAATCTTCTTCGATAAGTGATTTATTCGCGGCTTTTGCCAGTTCGCAGCTCGGACATTTATTGATCAGTTGAGTCATCAAGGCATCAATCTTGGCATCCTTCGCCATCAGTTGTTCTTGGTGGCGCTGCTGGTCTTCACGACGCATTTTTAGTACCATTGTAACTACCCACCCCATAACTCCCAGGCTCCCCATGCCAGCCACGTCTGACAAAGCAGGGTCAATGGATGTAAGGGCACCGCTTGTCGCGGCCAACGATGCCCCTATTGGAATCAACATACCCAAACTGTTCACGGCTGATTATTTTTTGGATGGAATTACTTGATGGACGGGAGGCGCAGCAGACACAACCAGCGAACCATCCGGAGCACGGGAAATGGACAACATACCTTGATTGGATGACAAGCTGAGGTTGGCAGCCGTACTGCAACCGGTCATCGAGAACAGGCCAGCAGCGGCCAAAGCGCCGATGATGGCGCCGGCAATGATTTTCGCCCAAGATTCCTTAATTCCCCAACCAGTTAAAATACCAGTCAGCCAGCTTACTTTATTCTTATTATCAGTCATATATTTAGTCGGTAAAATGTTTGAAAAACTCCACGGCGGCGGAGTCATCGACCAGCAGGGAAGGATCATCGGCAGCCGTAAACGTGCGGATAGCTCCGGTTACGTCCTGCCGGGCCTCCACCTGTAAAGAAACCTTGCCCTGACCAGCCATCCGCGCCCACACCTGAACAGCACTCCAATTCTCTCCCCTCCCTTGAATAGCTGATGCAAGAGCAAGATAAACCGGAGCCTGCTCCTTCGGCAGGTCCTTCAGGGGCATCTCTTCTCCGTAGCTCCATCCGTCTGGTTTAGGCCCTACAAACCTGATAACCCCCGCAAGCGGGTCGAACTTGGCCCCTGAATCTTTCGGAGCGTCATAAATAATGTGTATTAACATAATGTATTATATTGTCTTAGGTTAATTGAGAGAGTAACTGCCAAGGTAGATTTTTCCCGTATCTGTAATGTACAGGGTTGTCTGGTCCTTCACCGCCAGAGCGGCAAATTGCGCGTCTGTCAACGTATTGTTGAACTTAACCCACCGGGCATCCCCTTCTGCCAGGTTGGGTACGTCCGTCTGACTCAGAGGGGCATGCTGATTTTGCTTGATAACTCTCGCCGCTTCTCTGTCGTTCCGTCCAATCGTAAGAGTAACACCCATCAAACAATCATCGTCACCTCGCAAGCTAAATGTGCCGCTGGACTTGTTTTGCCAGACGGCTTCTCCGGTCTGGACGGACATCAAGCTATATGCTTCATCATACACCGCACAGCGGTACATGGTTGCCACGCCAGCCACATGCAGCGATTGACTCATCGTCACGCCCCCGGCAAAAGCAGCAGCCCCAAACTGCCACGAACCACTTGTTACAACCCTTGTTGGATTCGATGAATCATAACTAAGACTATTAGGGCCAAACTGGAAGGAATTAGCCGAACACGATCCGTTTACGCTGACGGAAGCCAACACGGGAAGGTTAAAAGATGAACCCGGAATAAGGGTTTGAATATCTATATACTTGCTTGCCGAGTTATATTTGATACTCAAAAAATCGATTCCACTGCCATTACCCAACGCCATCCCGCTTTCATCTGGACTATCATACACACCAGTAATCTGTGCAGACTGCACGCCGTAGGAATCGTAAAACAAAACAGTCCCTCCGATCCCCAATCCGCCCTTCAGGGTAGTATGGCCATCTACCATCAGGGATTGCGCCATTGTAACGCCGTAGGAAAAAGACGCCGGACCAGCAACATCAACCCGCTGAACAGAGATATTAGCCGTGATGACATTCCCAAGGGTGGTCGTATTATCCGTCGCCGTAAGCCCCCCGACTACATTCAGACTTTGGGACATCGTGACACCGGATGCAAAATTTACGGCATCATAGAAATACACGCCACGATCAAAATAAAGAGAACTCCCGATGCCTGTATCTACATAAAAATTACCATCATTATTGCCCCGGTAAATCCGCATTTCCGCGATGGATAAAGATGCCGATATACCGCCTGACGCATGAATATACAGATTTAAATCGTCGCCAGTTCCAACGTTGATCGATCCATTGATGGTTTGAGTCCCAGCCCATGTATTATCGCCTGATTTAATTTGCTCGATTCTTTCATTTAATGAAGAATGTGTTACAAGGTCACTTGAATCCAGAGGAAGGAAAACAGCTTTCATACTCCCTACCGTGAATTCCGTCACAATGGTTTTGCAAATAGAGGCATTGTTTCCCGTCGCCGGAATAAAATCGTAATCATCCCCGGCATTCCCATATGCAAATAAAATCTCTTGCTCGCCGTGCCTGGCAAATACCCCCAATTCCCTATGATAGAAATCGGTGGTAATAATGTCGGTAGCCAACCGCGCAAAAACCCTTATATGCCCTCCTTCTTGTTTTTCGATTTTTTCAATGGGAAGGCGGTGAACTTCGTGGACAAGGGAAGTCCGGGCCGTAATATCGGAATCCTCCAACAAACCATCTCCAACGCCTACTCCGGAAAAAGTCAATGGCGTCCCGCCTTCAAGGATCAAATCTTGAAGCAATTCTAACCCTGTGGTGGTGATTACCATATTTTGAAAAGATGCCATAATATTTTGATAATAATTTACTTAATAGAAATTTTAGGAGATTCGGAACCGGCTTGACGTGTAGAAAAAGCCAATCCTGCATTGATTCCAATGTCCGGCGTGTGGTCCTGCCATACGTCCACCCGCACGCTCAATGATTTATGGACGGCCACGGTTGCCCCAATATACATCGGGATGCCCGCCAAAATCTCATTGACTACCTTTTCCAGCCATTGGGATTTTCGTTTCACACGCGCAAGGATCTGTAAAAACTTCGCTTCATTCTCTTTGGACATGGAGCTTGGATTATCTACAATAATGCGGAAATAATGGGGCTGGCCGCCGTAATTGAACCATTCTTCAACGCGAGCCCCTCCGAAGATATCATTCACCACATCAGCCACGGCCCCTACGGTTCCGAGTTTCATGTAAATTTTGTCGGAATTGAGAATCGTGGCTCGTTTTTGCTCAAGGGAGTAATCGGAATTGTACCAGAAGATATTCAGCTCGGCCGCCAGAGCGTCAAGTTCAGCGTTCCCCAGCATGCCTAACTGGTCCCAGGTGGAAAGCCTTTTGACTTGCTGAGCAAGCGGCTGCAACACTTCGGACAATCCATCAGCCAGAGCGCAATTATCCTCTCCCGCTCGCATGAACAGGGGAAGGAGTTTCTTGATATCTACGTCTTCCAGGTTCATTCTTCAATGGTTACATGGGACACATTGATTCGCCCATTCCAGCGGGGAATCTGCAAATCGGAAACGGACGTGAAAACAGGAGCTTTCACGTCCACGCGAATACAGGTATCCAGCAGGTAGGCTCTCAATCGGTCCGGGTTGATATCGCGCCCTATCACGCTATTCTGCCATTCGCGGTATTGTTCAATGGCTCCCCCTGCCCCTTCAATGGCCTGAACAGTTTCCGATTCCTCAGCCTTGGAACAGTAATAAGTCAGTTCGATGCCATATTCGACGGGGGAAGGTCCTGATACGCTCACCTTGTCTCCCAGCGGCTTGACATCATCGGCAGTCACGGCGGTGAAGACCTCTTGAAGAGTGGCTTCTGAGGGATCTGCTCCATGGGCTTCACAAATGACAAGCAACACGGTTCCGGCCTCCTGATCGGAAATCACTTTCACGTCAGCCACATTGGCACTCGCTGACTTGGCAAAATAAGAATAAGCTCCGGCTGTGCCTGCTGTCGTGAATCCTGATGGCGCCAGCCGAATACGTTCCCGGTAATGGTTATCACCGGTTCCATCATCCCCATTTACCGGATCAATGGCAGACGGGTAAGGCTCCCCGTCATCCCCTCCTGCACTCTCTGTAATATTGACAACCCCGGCCACGAACGGTACATCATCAGCAAACGTCTGAACTCCCCCTGCAGGTATGCCGTTTGTCTTTATCCCACCCTCCGTAGCGGTGGCCGCCACTTCCACGGTCATAGCTCCGGTAGGTATCATGGCCGCTGAATCTGTGGCAAAATATACCGTGTTATCTGCTGTGCATCGTGTTCCCGCTGGGATAATCGTCGGCACCGTTCTTTCAGCAGCCAGCGAAAACTTGAGAATGGTTCTGGCCGGCGTTGGAGATAACCGACTGCACCCGACACGTTCACCGAGCGCATCCAAAACCTTACCCCTGGCATAGGTCAACAGGCGTGACTTGCAGGCTTCATTCATACTGGATACCAGGACAGAAAGAGCATATGCCATACCCTCCGCAAAAATCCTCCGTTCGTCTCCGGGATAAAGCAATTCACCCGTGGCATTTTCCATCTGTGCCAACAGGTTATCTTTGAGTTTCCCGGCGTCGATATCGGTAAAATTGATGGCTTCCTCCTGCATGTTGTTAGATGGTTCCGTTTGCCGTTAAATCGTAATTTCCCAACTCGGGCATACCGTCCACATCAATTCCGTTGAACGATATCCGAGGTTCATACTGGGCGGCCAGCCAGTACCCTTCCGCAATCAGCAACGGACGAGCGGACGTCTCTGGTTTGTCCGTGATGGAGCTGTCCATGCCGCGCAATACATCAAATCGCACTTCTCCACGCGTCATCCTGAACAGGTTGACAAGGCAAAGTTGAGGCAATCCATTTCCTGAACTTTTCATTTAATTCCGGCCTCCTTCTGTAATTTCTTCGCCTCAGCTCTGTCCGCATCTGTAAAAGCGAAAGACATACTTCCTTTCTTGGCCTTCTTTTCCCCCTTGGAGGGGCCTTTCCTGCGTTCCTTGACGTCTTTCCCGACTACGGAAAGGGGCTTGTCCTCCATAAACTCCAAAGATAAATCACAGGACATCATTTCCCCCGTTGGTCCAAACACGCAATTAGTAATATCCACCTTCATGAGGATAGACCGGACAGGGCCGTAAATCCTGTTTCCAAGGATAAATGGCATGGACTTTCCAAGGTCACGTACCCATGAATTATACTCCGTGATCGGAGGCAAACCACCGGCATGAATGCTGCTCATGGTCGACACGACGAAACTCTGCGGCTGGTCGCCTCCTTTCACATCAAGAGGATTTTGGGCTTCCGTGGATTCCTGCTGTTCCACTTCCAGACTGGAATCAAGCCTCATGCCGTCCAGCAACGGGCTATTTGTCCGCTCTGAAACTTCAAAAACATGTGTCCCCCAAAACCCAATCATTGTCCCAAGCCTGAATCCATCATAGCGGAACAACAACGTGTATATGGCTCAGGTCATTTGGGAGGCGTCGTTTCTCCGTTTTGAGAATCCGTATGCGTATGTCCGGCCAGACTGACACCTTTTCCGGTCACATCCTCCGTCACCGTCAGACTTCCCCGAATGGTTCCGTCCCATTCACCGTCACATCTTCCTATGACGTATCCTCCCATGGATTCATCTTCCAGATAATAGACGGATTCCCCAACACGGATATTCCCCATCGTCTCTCGCCAGTAAAACGGAATCACCAGTTCATGAGTCACAATGCCAGGATCATTATCAGGCACGCAACGGGCCTTCCTGCCTCCATCAATAATACTGTGGATTTTTCCCTTCTGTACGTTCATGGTCGTCAATATGAGAGCGGTTTCCTGATCCAGAAACGCGTCTTCTTGGCTTTCAGGTCGTGGCGACAACGGTAAATAAAGGCAGGTCCCATCCATCCGTTGGCAATAATCTGGACCACACTTCCGGCTGCCAACTCCCGTTGCGTGTTCATGCACACCTCCCCACGGCGGCTCTTCTTATTGGCATCCCGGAGAATGGCCTGGGATATCCGGTTGACGACAGCCTGAGTAGAAGCCATTTCGGAAATGGTCGTGACCAGTTCCTTCCCCGTTTTCACATTTCCATCTGCGCCGGTTCCGGTAAAAGAGGAATTCCGTACCTTGGCAGAGCTGTAGGCCGTATGGGCGTCATCCGTGAACTTGGTCTCTACGGTCGGTCCCAATGTCAAAATCTTGGCACAGTCCCGATTCTCCATGGTCTTCTCATCATACAGGCACAGCGTTTTGTCATAGACAAGGAAAGATGCCCCGGCAAGCTTGCACCGTTCGTGCAGGAAAGCCAAATCAGACTTCCCGCGCTGCTGCACATACGGGTATTTGATATCGCTCACGCCGTAATTCTTAACGGAAAGTTTGTTGTCCCGGGCTACAGTAGCGGCCAACTGAGGAAGGGACATGTTTTCAAAGCTCCGGCTCTTCTTGTTCGTCGCCGACTTCGGCACGCTGAAAGCTCGCAAAGTGTATTCCCCGGAAGAAGGCTTGAGAGATTCAATGAGCATCACACCGGAATTGACCACTCCGTCTGTAATCTTGACGGTATCCCCTTCCTTGCTCGGTTTCCAACCTACCCATCGGCGTTTGGTATCCGCAAAATGTATTTCAAGGGAATCGGCTTCCCCTTCGGCGTGCATCTCATAAATGCACGCTGTGACGGAAATACTGGACGTAATATCTTCATCATTGATGAATACGCGCAAACCGCCTGATTGCCGCTCTCCGGCATCTTCCGTGAAAGAAAGGTAAATCATGGCATCAATGATCTCTCCATCCTTCCCGATCATGCCTATTTCCCAAGAAACGTCCGTCAGCATGAACGAAACGCCTCCAAGAGACGTGCCGGAAAACAGACTTTTTGCTAGACCTATCGCACCGTTCAAGGTAAGAGCCTGACGCCAGTTGGATGTCTGCAATGTATCAAGCACGGAATTGGACAAGCTCCAGGCGGCGCCACTGCTCAGGTACAGGGGAGCACTCACTCCTTTCAGGCGTTTCAACGCTTCAAACGTCAGCCAGGGATTCCCTCCCGTCAGTTTGGAAACATGGATGGAAAAACCGCACGTTTGCAATTCCCGCCCCGTTACACGGGACATACCATTTTCAGTATCCTCTTCGATCTTGATGCCTGCAGAAGCCTCAAAATCTGAAACTGGCAGAAAATAGCCCAGGATGGGACCAAAAGGAAAAAGCTGCCATGTTACTTGAGCTCCGAACATTTCATTCCCCCTTTCTCCACGGAGGCAGGGACTCCGTATTCTGAGGTTCATCCATGACGGGAATCCGAACCTTCTCCCCGCCTTCAAAAATGACGATATGGGCCAAATCTGGATTTGCGGCAATCAGCACGTGCATCAGAGCTTCCTCCGTCCATGCATCAAAAGCTATTTTGTCCCAGGTCTCACCCCCTCGGGCTGTGTAAATGGAATAATCGTCAGGCATATCGTCCCTTGCTCCTTTCATTCAACCCGTCTTCAATCATGTCAATCAAATCGGGCATGACTTCACGAAGTTGCCGGATAATATCACGCTTGCTGGTTCCTTCCCCGGCCTTGATAACGGGGGAAAAAGTAATGCCTCCTACGTTGTAGTTCACAACGCTTTGTCTGGATTCCGACACGGGGGTGGCAACATCCATCCCCAGCATTTCCGCCGCAGTCATCAAATATCCCTGGTTGGCCGCCCGGTAACGGGGATCAAAGGAAATAACAGCCTCCGTTCCTGCCTCTCCACAAATAGACGGTCCGGACGTAAAACCGCCGGCTGCTTTGGCCGGCATGGATTCACCACCGAATCCGAACCATCCCTTTACCTTACCAGTAACAGCTTGCTGTATATTTGCAACGCTCTCGATCATGGAATTGATCTTGGCGAACACATTCTGAATCCATTTCATCAGCACTTTCAACATGTCGATAACCCTCTGAATGGAATTCCTGAATGCCGTTTCCAGCATCTGGCCAATCAGCGGGAATAGAGGCTTCACTACATCGTACACTCTATTGAAAGCTGTGCATATCCGTTCAATCCAGGCAATAACCTTCTTGATGTAAACCTCAACCTGCTGCAGAACGACACTCAACGTCGCCTTGATGAAATCCAGAATGGGTGGCCCAATCACTTTCACGACGGCCAAAACGGCATCAAACACCACGCGGAACCTCTCATACAACCAGGACAGCACTTCCTTGATGCCTTCATAAACCCGCTGCATGACGCCGACGAGCCCCGGCATATTTGTCTGGAACCAGTTTACAACGCTGCTGATACGGTCATTGATCCAGCCGCAGATATCATCCCAACTATTCCACAGCCATGCAGCGGCAGCCACTACACCGGCAATAGCAAAGGGAATCCAGCCGATGGCGACGACGGCAGCACCGATAGCCACAACAAGAGCGCCGCCAAATACTCCGACGAAAAACTTCCAGTTCTTGACAACAAATTTGTAGGTATCTTTAAGTCCATGAATGACTTTCTCAAAATCCACCTCTTCAAGATACTTGGTAATGGATTCCCCTGCCGAATCCAGAACCTTGACCAACTTTTCTGACAAGTTGATGACATGCGGCAGAGCTTTATCAGCCATGCGTTCCAAGAGGGGAAGAATCTTTATCCCTATCTTGGTCATGAAATTTCTGGCAATATTGACAATCTTCGCCCATTTGGCAGCGAAATTATCCATCTGTGCCGCATAGGCTTTCTCTGCAATCCCGGAAGCTTCAAACATGGCCTTTGTTTTGGCAGCCATGTTGTCGGACTGAGCACCAACGAGGGCCAAAATTGCAGTTCCGGATTCAACGGAGCCGAATAAACTGGTCAAGGCCAAGGCATTCCCGCGACAACCTTTTTTGAGTAGGAGTAATGACTTGTGAAGACCCAGCGTTTGGAGCATGGCCTGACCGCTCTTGTAGCCGGATTGCTTGATGGCTGCTGCCATTTCCTTGCTTGGCTTCACAAACCCCTGAATGACGGCTCGGAGTTGTGTTGACACTTCGGCAGCGCCGCCAGTCACGCCTGTCAACGTAGCATACGCCCCGGACAACTCTTCCAGTTTGATGTGCATGGCTGCGGCCATCGGCACTACACGTCCCATACTGGCGGCCAGATCCGGAAAGGTAGTCTGACCCAGCTTGACAATCTGGAAAGACATGTCTGCCGCCTTTTCCATAGCGGCGGCGGAGGTATCGCCATACCCTTTTGTAACGGCAGACAACAAACGAATGCTCTCAATGGTGGTTGCATTCCCGGCCTTCGCGGCTTTCGCGGCAATGCCCACCCGTTTGATCGTCTCTTCGTTGTCCCCAAAAGCGGAAATGGTTTCATAAAGTCCGTTGGTCAGGTCGCTCGTAAAAACGGATGTCGTGTCGGAAAGATCCAGAACATCCTTCTGCAGCTCTCCAACCCTCTTGTGAACATCGCCGTCCAAAAGGGTTGCCACATTGGACATCTCTTTTTGAAGTTCGATGGCCTGACCAACGGACTTTGCCGTAACCGCGCCGAGGGCGGCTGCACCGGCAACCGCCCCCGTGAGTGTAATGGCGCCCAGGGCTTTGTACTTGGACACCAGAGATCCAACACTTTTATGGACACGGGAAAGCGTCCGTTGCAGAGACGGGTGAATTACCCCGCCGATGCTTACGGTCGCTTTCATGGTCTTTTCCCGCGCCATAATGGTCTATCTCCTTTTTTTGCGCCGGTGCGCGTTCTGTTTTTCCGCCTTCTGGCGTTCCTTCTCGGCATCTTCTGCGGCTTCCTGAAACTCCGTCCAGAAATCGACGAGAGGCATTTCCATCAGCTCTTTTCGGGTAGCGTGGAATCGCTCGGAGTAGATTCGGATCGCCCTTCGGAGGTCTCGTTCGCTTGCTCCTCGGGCGTGGCTCCAAAAAAATTCAGACCAACCAGCATGACCTTTGAAACGTCACTTCCCCGGAGGCGGTCGAAGTCTTCCACGGTCCATCCCTTCCCCTTATTGCTCGCCAGAATGACTTGCACGCCAATCGAATAATTCATTCCATAGTCATTCACGGGAGTGACCTCAGGAGAATATCCGCGGCGGTTCTTCATGGCGGTGAAATAATCATTGGCCGTAAATTCCCCGAAATCATATTCAATTTCCCGGATATCCTGACCGTTGATCTGAAACGGATACTGTAATTCTATTTTTTCCATAATATGGTGTGTCGATGGTTAATTGTTGATATTAAAGCATGCTGCGGATGCTTTCAGAGTAGTCTTTGCCGTTGATCCAGCACACGCCTTTGACGACATCAATGTCCAGATACTTGTTTCCGTCCACGTAAAGCTGATAGGAGAGGACAGTAAACGGAAGTTCGTTTTCGCTGGCTTCTCCCGCGGTAATCTCCACTCCGGGTGCCGACTTGGGAATCACGCGCATGAACGCCTTGATATGCTGGGCGGTACTGGTACCGTCAGCGGACACGCTCTGCTGGGCGACATTGGAAATCAGATCAAACGGCTCCGGAGTAAGGGATTCCAGGAATTCCTTGCTGACGCCCGTCTTGGTAATGGATGCCTCCATAGCCTCCACCTGCTGCCAGACTGGCAATTCCAGTTTGCCGCCAGCCGCCTGGATTTCTACTATAACGGGGGTAACTTCAGGCAGCTTGATGGGGATATTGTACCCTATCTGTTCCCCTTTCGCGTAAACGGAGGAAGCAATACAAGCCCCTTTCAATTCTTGAAACTTCATGAATAATAATCCTTTCTATATTGGGTGTTATGCTGAATAAACGGACAGACCGGAATCCGTGTAGGAAACAGAGATGGTGCCACTCTTGAACTGCGGCGTGGGCGTGGCGGACAGGTTCCAGCGGAAATCTCCGTTCATCACGTCGGAATCGGCATTCTCGCTCGGAAGGAAAATGCACTCCGGATTCCCGACAAGGTATCCTTGGGCCACATACCCGGCCAGCTTGTCATTTTCCCGGTGAATGATCTCGTCCCGAAGCTGAATAGTCATCGGTTTGTCAACCCTTGGCGCCCATTCCTTCTGGAAGCTGTTCACGATGTGTTCCAGCATCCGGATATTCGTGTCAAAGATATGGAGGGCATCGGACGTTACCCCGAACGCATAGGCTGCCGTATGGCCACCCCAAAGAACCCACTTCCCGTTGAATGGCGCCACGGTGGAGATGCCGTTTTCGTTGAGTGCATTCCCCGTCTCCTGGTCGAAACCTCTGTTCTTGGCACCATCGCCGAAATACTGGCAAATGACCGGCACCGCCTTGTTGGAACAGGTCTCGCCGGGAACGCCATCGTGGTCATTATCCACCATCTGCATCACCCAAACGGCCAGTGTGGAAAGATGGTAAATCTCTCCGGTGCTGGTCTTTGCCTGGGGCCAGAACACCTTGGAATATTCAGATGTGTACCCGTTTGCCTTCTTCCAGGCTTTGGCGGCTTCTATGGTTCCTGCATTTTCCAAGGGGATATCAGCCGCCACGAAAGCCATCCAATGACCGTTGATCTTCTGGCTGGCGGTAATCAGGGCATTATACACGGCTGGAATATGGGACCACCCGGGGGCGGCCAGCAAATTCGCAACCTGAAACTCCTGAGCATAAAGGAGGGGAAGAGCTCCAATTCCGGAATACTCCCCTTCGGACGTCACGCCGCCGATGATATCTTCTGCCGTAACGGCAGAGCTGTCCACAACGTGATAAGTGGCATTCACCGTCGTCTTCGTGCGGTCCTTCACAGTCACAATCACGCAAGAACGTGTAAAATCGTAATCAAGGGAATAATCCGTTCCTTCGGCCATATCGGCCAGGGCAAACGTATCAAGAATGATTGCGTCGCTGATGAACTCGGCACGGCCATTCGTGAACGTGAGAACCTTCTCCACTTGTTCCGCTTTCCGGTGCTTGTCGGGATCAAGAACATTGATGATGTAAATAGGTCCGCAATTCCCCAGCGGATTGTTGAAATGGGCGCTCACAGCCTCACAAAGCGTGTAAGCTGCCCAGGTTGACGAATACCCGCAAACTGCCTGGGCCTGCGTGAAATTGGTAAGCCTCACGGGGGTATTGATGACGCCGGAATCGGCATATCCCCTCACGAGGTTGACGGGAGCGGTCCCGAAATAAACGGGAATCGTCCCGGACTGGATCGCGCTCTTGGCCTGGGTCGCCCCAATGCCTCCATACGCGCCGTGTAGGTATGTAGTAGCCATAATATTATAATGATAAGTTTGTTAAAAAATCAGAAGAGGAACTGTGAAAGTCGATGGAAAAAGAAATGTGTCCCACGAAGAACGGATAATGGTCTATCAGTACCCTGTTTTCATGCATGGGTCCAAAAGTCAGGGTATCCGTCCTGATACGGTGGCCGTTGATGATGACGGCTCTTTCAAGGCGATCCCTCGTCAGGTCAATGAAAGACACCAGGTCCCGCCATCCCTCGGCGTTTGGCGTGAACTTGCCCGGCGTGTGTTGGCCGGGATTCCACACCTGCAGAATCAGGCGAACATCCAGAGACCCGGACCTTTTTACGACATCATGTTCTCCCTCGATAAGCTGCACGATAATACTCGGTGCCTTGTAATCTTCCTTCTCGGATTTGGAAGAACCAGGCGGAGTGAAAATCGTGAAAACGGTCGGATGCCCCATATTGTAGGCATACTTGGCCGCATTGCTTGACTTGAGTTCCGGGGGAACCTTGAACTCAAGATCATTGACCACGTTGTCACGCAGCCATTGTGCAATGTCATCGAGGGCTTTTTGTATTGTCATAATCGTCAGATATTTTCCGTGAGTGAAACCACGGACATCCCAAGTTCTTCACGCCATGCCGCAACCAGGTACACCCGGTCGTCAACTTCAAGCGTTGATCCTGCTTCCTGCGGCTGTGGCATGTCTGCCGTGGCCGCCTGCAATGTCCGCTTTTTGACGGTAAGGCCGTAATCCTGGTTTCCCGGGGTAAGCTCTTCATCATAGAAAACGGCAATGATCTCTTTCCCATCCACGACATGCCGTTCCCCGAAGTCTTCCAGATTCAGGAAGACTTCGGAGATATCGGCATTCATGTCGGCTTTCAGGCTCATTCGATGCCGTGTTCGGGATTGACAGTCGGAATGTCTGCTTCCAGTGCTTCCAGCGCGGCAATCAGATCATCCTTCCTCATGGTTTCCACATTTTCAATGTCGCTCTTGGTGGCCAGCTCACGCAACTCGGCCACTTTCAGCTTACGCAAATCCGGCTTCTGCTCTTCCTCATCTTCAAAAGATGAGGAAGACACCAATACGGCAATGCCGCGGTCAATCAATTCCTGCCCTTTTTCAGGATCAATTTCAAAGGGAGGATCCTGCGGGCGCCGGAGAATGACACGTCCTCCCTCGTGTTGCCCGTAATTACTTTTTACCTTGATAATAAACATAATCGTTATTCCTTTCCGGTAATATTTGTGAGACTTATGCACCTGCGGAAGCCGTCAGCACGTCGGCACACACCCAGCATCCCTTCTTCTTTGGCACAAGAAGCGGACGGCTGGACAGGATGAACTTCCGAATATCGTTTTCATGGTCGGAAACATACTTCGGAACGTACTTTTCAGCGTAGGTGTTGAACGGACCGCCCGGCTCATCCATTTGAGTGACGGAGGCATACAGGGTCTTTCCGGCATTGGGTGCAGTCATGATGACTTTGTTTGGAGCGATGAAGGGAGTCATGGTTCCATCCTCGTCTTCGTATTCCTTCATGTACTGGATAACGCGCAGAAGAACGCCGTCCACGTTCATGAATCCCAACACGAGAGCGCCGGACTCCTGAAGCTTCGGCTCAATTTTACCCATTTCAAATCTGCGGTTGTCGAACAGTTTTTGAATGTAGGAATTGGACTGAATCAGTTCGGCCGCATCCGCGCCGGCGATCACGTCAGCGGCGGCACAGCCCTTGGACGTCAGCACGCGGCTCATGGCTTTCAAGTCACCAAGAAGGTTGGCGTCAGCGGCATCCCATAGTTTGCCTGGCGTATAAAGGCAGTCATTGACATCTCCGTGGAATGCCACAGTCTTCTTCTCCGTGGGCTTCCCGTCTTTGTCAATATACTGGCATTCGTAGCCGTCCGCCATCAGGCAATCTGCGGCCATCTTCTCTTTTCTGCGGCGGATGCGGTCTTTAAGGTCGATGAAATCACGTCCGGCAATAGCCGCTTCGCGCTGGTCTGGCGCCATACCGGAAAAGAGGGATTCTCCGAACCCTCGCTTCTTCAGGTCATCGACAGACAACAACCGGGAAGGAGCGATACGGGCCGGGGAAAATTCATCCGTGTAAAACGTATCCCGGTCACTATTGACGCTGCCTACCTTGATAAAAGGAGCCAGCTTTTTGTTTTGGGTATCATAGTCCACAAGCACCTTGTCACTGTGGAAAATATCTGTGCCTGGGTCACAGGGGAAATAGGTATCGAGCAGGAAGCTCGGCGCCGGTTCCAACCCGCGGACCATGGCGATCAAGGTCTGCGGATCTGTGAGATCAATGGTGGTTACTGCATTTGGGTCCATACTAATGGTTTTTCTATGGTTTATTTTTTGGGTTTGGTAGATTCGTTTGCGGCTTTGATGGCCTCTGCCAGCCTGGAAGTATAATTACCTCCGGCCTCGTTTCCTGTGGGAGCAATGGTTACTCTTCCTGTATTGCTGTCCTGCAAATCCGCAGCGCGGGAATTGAGGAAGTTGGCGCCGGAAAACTTGCCGGAGCTCATGGCTCTGAATGCCAGTTCCTGAGCGGTCATAGGCGTTTCTCCGAACTTGGCATCCTGAACAAGTTCCGGGTCAATACCGTTGGCAATGGCCTCAATGTCGGAAAGGCGCTTGCGTTCCTCAGCAATGGCCTGAGCAATAATTTCCTCCTTTGCCTTGGCGTCCGGCTCCTGACTGGTTGCCATCTTCTCCTGCAGGGCAGCCAATTCGGATTTCGCAGCGGCAAGTTCCTGCTCGGCTTGCAGCAACTTTGCCTGAAGGTCATCCTCGGAAGAATCTCCTTCGGCAGTCTGTTCCGATTGGACGGAATTGATGACGGCGACATGGAACCGATCCGGTATGGCTGCCCGAAAATCGGAAGACAGAACATGCCCACCGGCTTGCAACACAAACTTTCCGGAAGCGGAGGCGACGAGCTGCAGCTTGTTCGCCACTTCTCCGTCGATAAGGGTATCCGCAAATCCGTTGTCAATGGCTTCCTGGCCGGTCATCCAGGTCTCACGTGTAATCAGATTGCGGAGCTCGCCCACTTCCTTGCCGGTCTTGGCGGAGTAAATGGCGGCAATAGCATTTTCCATGGAATCCATAGCCTTGACCATCTTCTTCATGTCGGACAGATTCAGGGCATCAAACACAAACGTAGAAACGCCGTGAATCATGGTGATGCTTCCGGGATAAACCTGAACCTCGTCACCTGCACAGGCAATGACGGAGGCGGCCGAAGCGGCAATCCCTTCCACAATGACCGTCTTTTTACCGTTGAACCCTTTCAGGGCATTGTGAATGGCAATGCCGGTAAATAGATCCCCACCGCAACTGTTGAGGCGTATAGTCAGATTGTTCTTTCCCTTGCATTTGGACAAATCGTCCAGAAAGCCTTCCGGGGTGATATAGTTCCCTTCAATAGCCTGTCCGGTCCAGAAGTCCACGGGCTGCTGGGAAACAATATCGCCGTAAAGCACGATCTCCGCGGTATCGGACCTTTCATCCGCAACCACGTTCCAGAATTTAGGTGGTGTATTCATTTTCTTGTTGTTGTTCGGTATCTTTCTTGCTGCTGTCTGATGACAAGCTCTTTCTGATAGAAACTGCCTCGGAAATCATCACAAGCAGGGGCGCGAATTGGTCCATTTCCTGAAGAAGTTGTTCCACATTCTTGTTGAAATCTCCGCCGTTCAGCTCCGTTGTTGCCTGGGTATTCGTCTTCCAGCCATTCCGTACCATGATCTCCATGGCGGTAGCCTCCTTCACCGGGTCAAGGTGAGGCATCGACGGGCCATTCCACTCATGAGCCAGATAGGCGGCGCGTTTCAGAGGATCGGTAAAAAAGCCGGGAGCGGAAATGCGCCCGCGGGCAACAGCTTCACAGAACCATGCCTCATAAACGGGTTTGCAAAAGGTGGAAGCAAACTCTATCCGGTCAATCACAACCTTCTTCCAAAAATCCTGCAATGCAGCACGGGCCGCGCTATAAGACGTATTATAGCTCTTGAGCAACACGTCAACCGGAACCTCCATAGCGGCGCCGATCTGTGTAGCGACAGCCCTGACAAAGCCGTCAAAGCTATTCGTGGGATGCTTGGGGTCAACGCTCTTGATATCTTCTCCCGGACGCAGGAAGGCTACACCACCGGGAGACATCTCATAATCCTCAGGATTCCGGTCATCTTCATCGCCCCCCTCTTCGTCGGCATCGGAAGACAGACCTTGAGGTTTCAGGGCAGGTCCGTCACCATCCGTTTCTGTTGTAACGTAAATGGTAAAGCAGGTTTGCAGCAGGGCGGCGGCTTCTTCGCTGTTCAGGTAACGTCCCAACTGCATGATATTCTCAATGCATGGCGCAAGACTGGTAACACCACGGTACTGTTCAGGACGTTCGGCATCCATGATGTGGAGAATATTCGGCATTCCGGTTCTTTTACCGATTGCCTCAACTCTGGCCCATTTTACTGTTTCAGTTGACAATTCACCCGGAAAAGTATTGCGAATATGATATGCGACTACACGCCCCTTCTCATTTACCTCAACCCCATCATAAATATTATTACCGGTATCGGTATTCTTCCCATAGGTAGATAGTGGGGAAACATTGGTGGTACTCGGAGTGCAAACACGGTCGGCTTCAATCAGCCGCAGGCGCAAGCTGTAGGGATGCAGAATATCAGTCTCACCTACATCAAACAGGGCGAAAGTATCTCCAGATGTCTTCCAGGCCATCAGGGCAATTTGCTGCTGTTCGTAAAAATCGCTTAACCCGGAAACGGAGGCAGACCTGCGGTCAGCCGCCCACAACTCAAACTCCATTTCCAGAAGCTTGTTCAGCTTCTTGGATTCATCTTCGGAAATGCCAAGCATCTTGCCGTCCACCTGTGCATGCAGGTAAAGCCCCGGCCCGACAATAGCCGTCCTCAAGGTCTTGATGGCGGAAGTCGCCAGTGGCGCCGACATGTAAAGGGAGCGCGCCCGGCTGCGGAGGACGGAATTGTGACGGTCAATATCCTGTTTGGGAGAGCCGGAAACAGCGTGGTATTTCTTGAAGGCGCGGCGCGTCTTGGAAGCTCCGGCATCTCCATAGCCGTAATTCCTGAACTGCTTCCGAACCTTCGCTGTATATTTCTTTCCCATATGTTCAACAATCTTTCGGGACAAAAAAGGCAATGCACCTGCGTCCACCCCCGGAAAGTTCACGCTCAATCTCTCTTATCTCCGTTTCAATTTCACGGAGGTAAACCCTCAATTCCCCAAGGGACATATTATACGCAGCCTTGTTGCGTGTACCGATTCCGTAGCTCTGCGCCTTGCCGGACAAAACATTTCTGATCGCCTGTTTGACGGCGCTCTTGTCCTCATTCAACTCAACAAGGCGTTCCCGGAGTTTGCTGGTGCGCGTGGTTGCCATCGTTACGGCAATCATGATGGCGCCGGAAAATACAACAACGTGTATATGGCTCAGTCAAAAAGCCGGTCTTTGAAAGATGAGCGCCGCGGACGGCGTGGAGTAGAAACCTTGGCAGTCTTGGACGGAGTATCCCGGAGCGCTCGTTCCCATGCATCAAAATCCGGGTTGATGACCTTCACCGCCGCCCGTGCGTAATTCCGGCAGTCAAGAGCCTCGTTTCTTTCATGTCCGGGAAGTTTTACCCATTTCATCACATTTCCCTCTACCACTTCCACTTCCGACAATAACCCGGTAAAATAGGCCATGTCGTACCCTCTCGACTCGTCGGGGAAGTGCATGTAATTCGGCCCCGGTTCCTGCACTTGGACGGCGGACATAATCGCAGACTTGCCTGCATTCACACCAAGATTATAAAGAATGTAGGTGTTATTCTTGTTGCCTGCAATCGGTACACGGTTCGGAGGTGTGATAAAGGGACGTCCATGAGTACCCCATCCTTTTACGGCAAACACATTGGCCTTTTGCCTTTCCTTGCATCTCCGCGCAATTTCATTCGTGAACTTGCCGTCGCCGGAGTCGGCAAAAGTCATGACAACCCGCAAAGCCCTGCCGTTGGCAAACTTGTAGGGCCGGGAAATGAGACTGTCCAATTGTTTCCACACCTCGTCTGAATCCGGAGACCCGGTAATATATCCGGACTGTACCCCCCAACTCTCATAATAGTGTCCCCACCCAACAATTTCATATTGGGCATATTTGTGCTGGAAGTCCACGCCGCAAGTCAAAATCAAGGGGCCGCAACCAGGTTCCCCCGGCAAGTCTGCATTCTCCGGATACTTCTCGGCCCGTTTCAGTAATTCAGTTTCATCAGCGACGGTATTCCTCTCTTCCCACAACTCCCCTACGTCTGTATTTTTCCACACTTTGAGCCGTTCAGGATCATTCTTTACTTTGCAAAAATTCTGGATGATCTTCCGCCACGGACGCCAGGGAGAAGCAAATCCACTGAGCCAAAATGACCGGCAACGGTTATTCCGAATGGCATCGGGATTCTCCGCTTCCCAACGGGAATCTGATTTTTTGACCTCCTGTTCTTCGCTGACTTCCCCACATCCGGGGCATTTCCATCCAGTAACGTCAACATACCACGATTCCTTCCCTGCGATCCGTTTCTGCTTGGCCTTGAACTGGATATCATCAAAACGGACTTCATGATACTCCCCACACCGCGGACATCGCGTCTTCCAGCGTTCACGCGTTCCCTGCATGTAGAGGAATTCAATTTGGGATGCCCCTTTGATGGTGGGAGTGGAAACGGCAACGCGCTTGCAGTTATAAAAGGTATCCTGACGGCGTTTCGCCAATTCAAACGGATCGCCGTCTCTTCCTGCACTCGCCGCAAAACGATCAAGCTCGTCACCGATGACATAGCGAACCGGCTGGGAAGACAAATCATTGGCGCTATTGGTACCCACAAGGGTCAACATGCCTCCCGGAAAGGACTTTTGCAAAACGGTGGAAGTCGCTCCCCGCCCCTTCTTCTCCACGTCACGCACTTTATCACGAATCTTATCGCATGCTTTCAGCATGGGAGCCACACGGAGACGTGAAAACGACATGGCATCTTCCTTTCTCGGCTGTACATAAAGAATGGTTCCAGGGTCTTGGTCAATAATATAGCCGATAATGTTCAACTCCAATTCCGACTTTCCTACTTGGGAAGGAGCTACAAAAACGATTTCCTCGACGTTGGGATCTGAAAAAGCGCGCATCGGTTCCCTCATGTAGGGTGTGCGCTCCGTCCTCCATTGACCGGCTTCTGCAGACAAGCCCCCGGGCAGGCGGCGGTACTTGTCCGCCCACTGGTCAACGGTGAGATCCTCCGGAGGCAGCCACAGACTCACCGCTTCATTGTAAAGATTTGCAAGATGCCTTTTCTCCCGGGAATTCATGATTCTTCCTCCTCTTCGTCTCCGTTGGACATCTGGTCCCCGTCTTCTTTCATAAGGTCTGAAAATCGTGAGGGGTCATACGTATGGGCGGCCAGCTCTTCAAATACCCCGAAAATGGCTTTTCGCAGAATAATCGCTGCCTCATTCGGTGAGGCCCCGGCGCAATCCACCGCGCAGCGCCCAGGAATAGCCATGAAGGCAGCCTTCGTTTCCTGGACCATTCCATTCATAAGAGTGCGGACATGTTCGGCCTTGTGAACTTCGCCACGCAATAGGGCCAGCTTGATTTCCTCAATCCGCGCCTTGGCCTTCTTGCATCGGACTTCCGCCTCAAGGCGCTGCCGTTCCAGAGAAGAAGTCTCTTGGCGGTTCTGCAGGTACTTGATGTAGGAAACGAGGGATGCTCCGAACACATATCGTTTTCCCATGGGTGTGTCCTCGGTCACAAACGCTCCGTCCGCTCGCAATGCCTGAACACGGCGGACGGAAAGGTCAAGAAGCTTGGCAAGCTTCTCAGCCGTAATGTAACCCTTCCCGGCTTCTTCGGATTTAGTGGCCTCTTCTTTCATGCTCTTTTGTAGCGGTTTCATGCCGTTTCAACATCATTTCATGCTTTTTCCCCTCTCTTCCGAAAATCGACGCATGGGGGGTGAACCAAACGACGAAAAAAAAATTGAAAAATGCGCCTTATTTGGGGTGGAGCCCAGCGCATGGAGCAACGCTGCCGGACAGTACCTTGGCCCCTCGGCCGCCGCCCCTTGACCATTCCGATTCCCATCACCGCATCAATCTGTTGAAATGGTGGTAAAACCGGCTCTCCAAGTCTCGATTGAGCTTGGGCATCCATATAGCCTTGACCTTCTTATTTGTAATGGCCTGAGGAACGGACGTGGACGCATGAACCATCGGGCGGTTGCTCTTACCAACTACGAATGCCCGATTCCTGCCATCCACAACAAATACTCTGTTCCCGTTTTTACCCTTGATGACCGCTGGCTTCCCTCTGAACGTTTCAACCGTCACCTTGTAGGGCTTGGGTACTCTACGCCGTACTCCGTTCTTACGGACCGTTATCTTTGTCTTGGGCCGTCTCTTGGGGGTAGTCTTCCACTCTGCATGCTTTCTGCCTTTGAACACTACAGCAAAGGAGGCTATCGTCGTGCCCTGGAAACTGGTACGAACATGGGCCTTTCCGGCATTTCTCCCTCTCCCTGTGTAATCGTAAGCGTAGGCTGAGCATGACGCCACTTCACTCTTTTTGATTCTGTACACACTGGCAGTAGCAGCAGAGACGGCGCCGGGCACGCGACGTTTCATGTCTCTTACCGTCAGATCATCGACCTTACGTGCCCGCTCATCCAGCATATCAAGCTGGTTCAATAAATCGCTGGCATCTATCTTAATTTCCATTATTTGGTAACGGTATAGAGTTTTGCAATCAGGGATTCCCCTTTCGGAGTCAATCTGTAATTGACGTGATGCCGTCCATCTTCCTTGCGGGTGATAAAGCCATTTCTCAACAGGGAACGGATGGAACCGAAGAATGATCCTTCATTGACCGGTACGTCTGACAGAATAGCCTTTCTGGTTACACACCCCTTCTGAATGGCGACGAGAATGAGAATATCCAGCAAAGGGGCTTTCTGCCCCGGCCTGATGGACCAAACGTTTTTCAGCAATCCAAATCCAAAATCCAATGCTCTCATGTTATCTCTCTCCTTTCAAACGGGTCATGATAAGCTCCACCAGCCCCCTATGCTGGTTATGGCGATATTCCCCCGGGTACTCCATGTTGAACTCAATTTCCAGAGCTTCCCTTACTCTGTCATCGTCAAGCTTACGCGGACGTTTGGCTATTGCATAAATCTGAGATGCAGACCTTACACCAATGATTTCCACATCGTAAAAGTATTCCTCAAGCAATTTCCTCAATGTGGCGTGGGTGTGGAAATGCTGAATGGTCCATACCCCGGCCCGGAAGGTGGCAGAGAAGTTTTCTTTATCAAGAAATTCAATGTTCCGGCTTGGGGCGTTCGTGTATTTGTAGTCGAGGGCCTTATCCAGAAACCCTTTATTGCGCGTGCCGAGTATCAACATGCCATTCTTGGAAGCCAGTGCATTACAGGCAGTCAAGACGTAATGCTCAAACTTGGAATTGACGACTGAATTGAGGACACTATCCAAAACAACCAGATTAAATAGTCCGGATCTGGCAATGTCTCGTTCAATGAGGCGTATTTGACGGACTACTTCACGAACATCAAGCTTTTCCTCCCTCTGGAAGTGTGGCTCATAAGGTAAAATGTGATATCCCTTTCCTGCCAAAATCTGAGCATACGCACAACGGCCCGCCCCAAAATCAATAATCCGCATGTTCTTTTTCAACCTGGGAATTACATGCTGTTCATATGTCGTCGATTTGAGGTCACGTTTCCCGCCTCCGTTGAGACGGTGCATCTGGCACAGAAGCTGGTTGTAGGATTTTACGCCCAGGGAATCATAGTAATACTGTCCGTATTCAATCCCCAGCAGTTCAAGCATGTCCTGTTCATCTTCATCACGGATCACGTAGCAAATGACCTCACGTTTCAGTTGCTTGGAGGCAACGGCATAGTCACTATTCAGCAGCACATCCCCCCGTGTATTGCACACGATGGAACCCCATTCACCATATTTCATGATAAGACGGCCCATCTCAAAGACGATGGTCGCATTATCATTTTTTTCGTAGGAAAGGTGGTCTGGCTGTACAATATGGTATTGTCCTGCAGAAAGGTTTCCGCACACGCGAGCTTTGCTCTTATTGGTTTCTACGCTGTTGTGGAACAGGTTGAACCTGATTTCGTCAACCTGGGTAATACCGTTGATTCTGACCGCGGGACAATGCGTCATGCCCAGGGCTATCATGGCACGTGTACGCTGGTGTCCGGCAGTCAAAATACCGTTATCTCCATTCACAATGACAGGTTTGATGACTCCGAATCTCCGGATACTCTCTTGCAATTTCAGGAATTTATCTTCTGCCAGTTTCCGGGGGTTGTAATCAGCCGGAGTCAAGGCCGCAATAGGATAGCGTTCAATGAACTCAATTCGCATACCGTTTGTCTCCCTTGTTCAACAATTCTGTGAATATCCCCATCACATTACCGTTATCATTGAGGTAACGATCATAGAATTCCTTGAAGCGTCTGGCCTCTTCTTCGCTCAAGATAATTTTGATTGTTCCAAACTTGACAAAGTTCTGAGATGTGGAACCGGCTTCATCACGCTCAAGGTTCAAATCTTCCGGAATGTCCTCTGGGATCTCATTTAACATATCATCAATTTCACGGTCGGAAAAACCGGTCAACGTAAGAGGGAATTCACCTGATTCAGACATTTGCCGTATGAGAAGCTTCAAGGCGTCATCATCCAAGTCAGCCAATTCTGCGATATGGTTGTCGGCAATCAAATCGGCTCGTTCATGTTCTGGCGTTTCGTAGTGCTGCATCTCTACAGGCACTTCTTCCAATCCGGCCAGTTTGGCCGCCGCCAAGCGGCCATGCCCTTTGACGATCATACCGGAAAGGTCAGAAACAGTAATAGGAGCTCTCCATCCGGCCAGCCTGATAACTTCAGCCAGTCGTTCAATCTGCGTATCAGGATGACGGTTCGGATTATCCGGATTTTCCTTCAAGTCAGCTACTTTACGTATTTCATCGTAGCGACAGAATACCGGCACTCCTGATAAAATAACCCTGGCCTTTTCTTCAACATCAAGACGTTTCATACTTATGTTGAAAGGAAACTGACTATAGAGCGCAATCAAAAAATTATCAGGAATTATATTTTGAATAAATATGACGAATTTTGAAGAAAATGCTTGTTGTCCATTATCAGGTTAAACATACTTTCAATGCCGGATATGAAATTCCGGCATTAACACAAAACACGACTAAACAATGAACAACGAATACAGGTGGATTGCGACAAGCAACAACGGCAACAGCTCAACCTCCGCGGCAACCTCCATTGAAAATGCTATTGCAGCGGCCCGAGATCACTGCGTAGAGAAGGGAGAATGGATTGAAACAATCATCATTGCCGACTCAAACAAGGAAACGGTTCGGGCCTTTAAACGCGCCGGCAAAGAAAGTGAATGGATTGACTGCCTGAATAGTGACACTCCCACAAAGGAGGTTCAGCAGGCCCATGCCAAATGATGTGCAATGACGGCTCCCGGCAGCAAACTGCCCCCGGAAGCCGCCACACACAAAACGGCGACTAAACCGTTCTGCGGAGTAGTTACCTCAAGCATTCCACGAAGTCAAGAGAAACGCCGTCCTTTTTACGGGACGGCGTTTCATTATTCATCTGACAACCTTTCGTCACATTTCCGCTGTATCTCGGATAAACTGACATTCTTTTTACGTCCAGGAGGAGGCTTCCGTGTAAAAAAGGAACCATTTGAAGCTCTAAATCCTCCCTTGGACATTGCCAGGTCAACCTTCCTCTTCAATACTGGGTCCCGGCGAGTGTAATAGGCAAGGTTTTCTGCCGTGATTCCCGCAGCCAAACAGGCATCTTGCTTGGAGCCTCCTTGCTCCATGTAAAATAGAGCCATGTTAATTCGTTCGTTGATAAGGCTTTTACTTCTTTTCATGCATATTTTCGTTGGGGTTCCAATTTGGGTCATGCAGAGCTTTCAAAGCTTCTTCAATGGATAAGCTATTTTCTGCGCTGACGGCATCCGTGGGTTCATCCTTTGATTTTGTGGCCTGTGGTGTCTTGGGCTTCCAACGTGTTTCCTTTGCCCATCGTGTGGCGTGTGTAAGCACATCATTGAACTTCTCCCAAAATCTGCTTCTGGAATCGGGCCTCCAAAACGGTTTTCCTTTCCTGTCGGAGTCCAGGTCCGAAGCATAGTAGGCTTGCAAGAGCCGGATATCTTTGGGGGTCACACTTCCCTTGCAGCTTTCCCAGGCTTCCAGAGCTATCCCCTGTTCTTGGGCAGTTGGCATCGTCTTGCTCCACACAGGATTGACCTGTAAACATGCCACAATGAACTGCCATGCCCGTGGATCTGCTGCAGGATGATTGTCAGCAATCCGAGGCCGCGAGGGAGAGGAAAAGACAGGAGGCGGTGGAGGAACATCTTCCCACGGTGTACTGTCCACCGTAGTAGTTTCTCTCCCTATATTCCTTTCCTCTCCTTTCCTTTCCTTAGCATTGCCGGGTGTAATGCAGTCCGCATTACTATCTGCATTGCGTTCTGGTATGCGTTTTGCATTACTCTCTGTATTAGAAAGGTCATTGCATTCCGTAATACCGCTTTCATCTTCTTTCTTGCCCCACCTGGCTTCTGCGGCCTTCTTTCCGCCGCGCCGCTGGTTCAAGGCTTTCTCTTCAGCATCCTTGTTGTAGGTTTCTACCACGAGGTTGTCTCCTTCCCAATGGTAAAGCCCTGGTACATCTTCTGGCCTACCTTCCAATCCGACACGGATCATCCATTGCCGGGCATTCCATGTCCCACAATCCAGAATAATCCCCCCATTGACCTGCTCTGCACAATAGAGGCAAAGCAACGCGCAACGTCCTACACAAGCCTCGCCGTGTTCAGCAAGAGCAGACCGCATGTTAACGTCTATTGCATAATATTTTAAAGCTCCTGTAGATTTATTTGCCATAATCAAAAAAGCGTGAGTTGTGGGTTGTAGTTAAGCCACAGGCATTCAATCTTCTTGCCGCCCTCCGTATCGTGAGAAACCTTGCATTCCTTTCTCCATCCGGAAAGGTGCCGGGCATAGAGCTCGGAATCATAACCTGACAGGATAACATTGCCTTTCAGCGTCTTGAGAAAGACAAGAAGCCGCTCATGGTCTTCTTGGTCGTATTCATGAGCGTACCTCACGCGGTTTCTCTGTGTGGACTGCACATAGGGAGGATCCACGTAATGCAGTGTATCCGGCGTATCGTACCGGGACATGACCTGCAGGGCGTCCATGTTGTTGATCTCGATATTCCGGATCCGGAGTTCGGCAGCACACTCCCTCACAACGTCCGGATATTCCCTCCATGTTTGGGGGTATGGCGTCGTCCGCAGCACGCCGTCGCGCTTGAAGCCTGGTTTATAGATTCCCCCGCCGTAGCTCATCATGCTGTTGACGGCAAAGCGGAGGGCATCTTCAACGGGGTCTTCAGCGATTTCAAAAGACCGGGCATAGGCTCCCTGGGCGTAGGGAGTTAATTCGACAAGCCGGGCCAGCCGTTCGGATTTTTCCGGATCACGTAGTACCTCGAAGAAGTTCACAATCCGGTCATAGAGATCGTTATAAACATCCAGCCAGGCGGGCTGCTTGTTGAGCAGGACCGCCCCGGAACCGCCGAACGGTTCAACGTAGATTTTGTGAGGCTGGAAGAAACCGATAATCCAGGGGGCGATTCTGTTCTTCCCCCCTAAATACCGGGCCAGAGCCCTTTTCCGTGGTGCTCTAGTGTTCACTTGCCCTCCTTTCTCGGCTCCCATAGACAGTGTCCCCAACACTGCGAACAAGGCAGCTTGCAGCGACGGTTGCTACTGTAAAAACAGTTAGGGCAATCCCGTCCGTCCGGTGGATTCCACGCCCTGCACGCGGCCCGCTTCTGCCGGACGCATGCAATGATGCCTTTGATGTTAAACTCATTCCAAACAAGTTCTCTTACGGGGAACACTACTTCACCATATCTGGCTCCATGTCTCTCCCACGCTCTGCGCCGTATGGTGTCAATGGCCATCCTCAACCGACCTTTCTCAAATCCATACTCAAAAGAAGCTTTCTGTTCAGGCGTCAGTTTCATTCTTTTTCCTCCTGTTCTATTTCTTCTTCTGGCCGGAATTCTTTACAAGCTGGCGTATCGGAAGGCATTTCATCAAACCAATGCCCGGACTTTGTGCTGATACAGCATCCGTCAAAGCTGTCCCAATAAAGGCATTCCTCACAAGTTTTCATGCGATCCTCCTTTCACTTTGATAACCCTAAATTCCACAACCCACACCCACGGGTTTTTCTCCCATGTTTCAGGACCGTTAATTTTACAAATCAAAGACTTGTATGAGTCGATAGGATCAACACATATCCATTGCTCGCACTGGTAGTCCCACCATAAATCATAGTCCCCGTTGAACAGGATGCCTTCTGCAATCGCATCATCTTCGGAAATGTCCTGTAACCTCTCTACGCGGATGCCTGTGATTTCAAGAAGGGTACGGGAGGCCCAGCGCGGCATGTGGATGGATGGAATGGAACGCTTGTGAGCAACCTTTGACGTCCAACCTTCGGGATATTCCATTGGCAAATAAACGTCATCGGCGGAATAAAGCCAGCTAAAATCACTATCATTCCAAATGGTTTCCCTCACCCACAAGCGGTTTCCAACTGTTCCGTAGGGGCATTTAATCCAAGGCTTGAAGGATGATGGGAACTCACCGCCTTCTTTGTCGGAAATAGCCAGCCATTCCCCTGGCAACTCTTCTACAAAATATTCTATGGCAAATCCTTCCGGGACATTGGCGCAGAATTTATCAAATCCACGTGTACGACGAGTCTGTGTCTTCCTTTCAGGAATAGCTCGAACCATCGGGGCGGACATGAGGATAGGACGTTCTTTAATCATTGCTGGCCTCCTTCCTTCATCTGATTTCCAATATTTTCTAAATAAATAGCTGATTCTCTAAGCATAAGAGCAATTCCGAACAAATCTTCTCTTTCTTCTGCTTCATAATTCAATATCAAATTAACTTTAATTTTTCCGTCTTTTGTATTACAATTAAAAGAATATGTAGGAGGGTTCTCCTTATTTTTACAAAGGGCAGTAACTTTTTTCCCGCAGGATTCAATCAATGTTAATTCGTCGGAACTGCAAAGGGCTTCTCGTGACCCCCTCTTTCTTCTTTTTCCCTTGGAATAACGAACAATGTAAATAGGTTTGTCAAAGTCATTAGAGTCAAAGTATCCTCTATGGTCGGAAATCCATCTACCTGCCCCGTAACGGTTCAATTCCTCGCTTTCAATGCACCCTACAATTTTTGCATTTCCTGTTCTGCGTGAAAATACCCGGTCCCCATAATTGAAAAGTTCTGAATCTCCTTCAAACCCATCAAAATGAGAACTTAAATGTTCGGCTTCATCTCCCATCATTTGCCTCCTTCCTGCTCAAGCTCCCACGGCCACGCGTCCACAAAGTCAGGTGTTATTTCAGCTCCGTCAATAGGAGGCGTAAAATCCTCAATACCTGGGTCAAAAGGTTCTGCTGGATTTGTTGATACAACGTCAATAGTACATTTTTCGCGATCAATAGAGGTCACCACGCACACCCACCCATCATACGCAAGTCTGTCCCCTGGTGAGATTCGCATGATGGGCGGGAACAGGGATATGAGTTCTTTAACTTCCTTCCAGGCTTCTTCCGGGGAATTTGGATGTGTTGACCATTTGCATTTGTGGCAACCAACTTCCACGAGTGTTCCATCACGCAATACGTTAAATTGCTCTAATTTTTCTTTGCACAGCGGGCATTTAATATCTTTCATTTTAGTTAAATTGAAGTTCCATTTGTTTCAATTCTCCCGCATTGGAAGAGAATTGTTCTTGTTGAAATTTAAAGAAGTCAATAATGGCTTCCCACTTTTGCCTGAACTTTTCTTCTTGTTCGGCAATAATTAAAGATGGAGTTTTCCAAGTTCCCCATTCTTTGCATCTCAAGGTATCTCCATGTATGATCGTTGCCGGAATGTCCCAAAAAGCAAGATTGACATAGGCCATTTTACATGCCAAAAGTTCAATATCTACGCAGGTTATGCGTAGGCGGTCACGCACGTCTTCAAGCTCGGCCGCCATAGCAAGCGGCATCCGCGCAGAACCACAAGCAGGGTCAAGAATAGAGACTGTTTTCCCATTCTCAATCTTTCTCCGCAAATCGGCAGAGTTGACAGTTCCAGCGCACATTTGGCAAACCGAATCCGGGGTATAAAACGAACCCAAGGAACTACGGTAGCTCAAGCTTGAAAGATCCTGATGAAGAGAACCAAGAATATCGGAAAATGGATGACGTTCCATCTCATTTCCCAAAAGAATCATGGACTTCTGAATTCGGGCTATTTTCTCGTCCTGATCTTTTATGAACATAGGACGTTTTTCCCAATCGACTTTCCCTTGTGTAAGAGACGTGAACATCAAATCTACAAATTCCACAAAAAGGGTGTAGTCGTTTTCTCCATTCCACTTCCCGGATTTCAAAAAAGTCCACCAAGCGCCGTCAGTATGAAACAACTTGTCTTCTTCATCTGCTTTCATAGTCGGGAACTCCTTTTTGTAACCATGTTTTCGCTTTCCGAATGGCTTCCTCGTATGTGGTTAATGTCCATCCATAAATTCCCCACTCTTCAGGACTTGGCATGTATTCATCACCAGCCTTTGTTCCGGCAAAGTCATTGTCAGATTTGCGCTTTCGAATAACCATGACCTCAAAATTCCGGTGTGATTCCTTTTCCTGACTGTAAATGGCAATATCTCCGATACGTGTGACAAGCGTGTAAGAATAGCCATGCTTGTTGAATTCTCGCGGTATGGTCTTCATTTGGCTGGTCTCCATTCTGCAAATTCGATGGTTATTCCGACGTTATCGCCCCAATATTTGGATGTTCGACCGTCAAAGATTTGTGCATCGTCCGTCCAAAAGCCAAGCTTGGTCATCACATCGTTGAGAGTCTTTTCCATGTTGTCCCTGTCCGGTTTGGATGTCATCGGGATCTTTCCTAAAATGCGGTTCCGCTTCGGTTCCGACTTTCGCCAGGGAAATACAAATTCCAGGTCCAGAATGATTGGTCCGGAGAGGGGACGAGGGGGGGCATAGGGCTGTAATAGAGACATGTAGTCACTAATGACCTCCGTCAACTCCGGCTTGTCGGCAAGTTTGTGAAACTTTCCTATGCGGACAATCTTCTTTGAATGGTGTGTTGTCTTCGGCGGGACGATGGGGAGGAAAATCTTCATATTTCGCCTCCTTCCTCATTTTCATCTTCATCAAAATTGAATTCCGGCTGGCAATCATCCGGAAGGAGGGCAACACCTTCTCCCTTCACTTTGATGCTTCCGCTCATGCTGGCATCGGCCCGGAATTTCTGATAATCCACTTTTACAGAAAAACTCAAGGACAGGGGTACTAACGCTTCTATGGCTTCCTGTCGGATTTTGTCGTACTTCTTGAGGTTGCAGGATTCCACGATAGCGCAGGCTACGGCATCAATCTCTCCTTTCAGCTTCTCCATGTGGGGATCTTTTGGAACACTCTCGCACGCCGTCAGGACGGAAGAACGAACCTGCAGAGGGGCGTAACGGGCGGCTAGTTTCCCCTTGGCCGTGTAAACGCGTCGGTCAGGATGCTGGCAGACGTTTTCCCAGGCCCCGGAAAAATTGGTGAAGGCCAGAATATTTTCTCCCATAGAAGGGACCAGATAGACTTTTTTTATTTTTTGCATAATATTGTTAGTTAATGTTTAATTTATGAATTCAAATGACATCCTCATGCGGCCTTCTTCCCTTCGGAAAGGATAGGCATGATGCGCTTATAAACGTCCGCGTAATAAATGATAAACCGTTCAAGGGCATCTTGTAGCGTGTCGGTATAGCTGTCTCTCTCCACCCGTAAAATCAGGGGTTTGAGACGCCGGCAGTAGCTCATGAAGTACCAGTACGGGAGTCCAGTCACAATCATGGAGCCGTGTACCTGCGCCTTGTATGCATCTGGCAATACGCCGTTCAACAGATATATCGCGTGATTCTTGGAAAGGGGGCATTTCAGCTCAACCCCTGCCGCGTACTGGCCATTGATTTTGATCATGCCGTCAGGGGAGCACCCCACCAGTTCGTTATCCTGAACGATGAATCCCACCTGCTCCACGTCCAGCCCCATGATGCGGCTGAATTCTTCCCGTGCTTCCGGTTCCAGTTCTTCCCCGCGATCCGTGTGGCGGTTTCCTTCCCACTGTATTTCGTCGGGACGGATGCGGCTGCAACACATTTCAATGGCAAGTTCTCGCCATTGGGAAGAGTCTTTTCCCGAGGGAGTTAAAACCCGGTGAAAATTGCTGGCTGTCAGACGGCCGGCACGGGCACGGAACCAAGCTTCCGAACGTTGTTCCATGGAGGGCCAGATTTTCATTTCTCACCTCCTGCCGCTTCGCATTCTTTCCATGCTTTGTTGACTGCGTTGGCAAAATAGGCCACACGGCACTTGTTGGCAGTATGAATGAGCTTCTCACGGGCCTCCCTGAGCTGGGCAAACACATCAAAAACAGCATCCTTGAATTGTCTCCATTCTTCTTCTTCACCAACCGGGGCCGGGGAATGAGCGGGGGACGAGGCTTGAATCGGTTCCGGATCCGGCTCAAATGCGGTCATGTTGATGGGGGCGGGGACCGGAGGGACAGGAGGCTTGCCCTGCTCCTTCAGTTTCGTTTTTGACTGTTCGGCCTCTTCCCGTGCCTTCCGGGCCTCTTCTTCCAGTCTGGCCCGTTCCCTGGCGGCTGTGGCAGCATCTTGGCGGCGGTGTAATTCGGCCTCTACATAGACCGTTGACTTCGTTTCAAGTTCGTCCCCATCCAGGACAAGATTTGCGCCGCAGGTATCAATGAATTCGCTGATGATTTCGCGATTGGTGGTGATGGTACTGTTCACCCAGGATACTGCCGCATCTAAAGCAGCTTCAATGCTTTTAATGGTGCGCTTTCCTTTGATGGCTTCCGCCATCACTCCGCCAAATTCTTTCTTGCGAAGACGCGGCGCGCATTCCAGACGGGCAAGGGCGTCATTGACAAGGTTGTTGCGGATTTTCTCTTTCTCCCCGGCGATCTTCTTTTCCAGGGCAAGCCGTGCTTTTCGGATTTCTTCGCTGGATTCATCCAGCGCGGCAAAGAATTCATGGAGGCTCTCGGCATCCTTCAGGGCTTTTTCCTTGGCAGCCTTAACGGTATCTTCCGCGCCCTTGAGCATTTTGACGTTTTGTTCAGCCAATCCGAATTCTTCATCGGTTTCGGGGGTGAGTTTGATGCTGTCCAGGACGGTTTTGACGGAGGCGCGGAATTCGGCCAGATTGGAAGAGAGCACTTCGCCTTTGGCGCTCACATTCAAGGGGATGATTTCAAGTTGTTCGCTCATGGCGTTTAAAGGAGGTTTGGGGTGGAGGGTTCAGAGGCGGGAGCCGGAGCAGGTTCAGGCCGTCGGAGAGCCGGGTCTTGACGGTCCAGCGGGTAGTCATCCATGCCGGGGTCATCTTCCGGCACGACGGCGCCGTCAATGACGACGCCGTCGTCGATTTTGACGACACGCCCCGTTTCCGCGGCATGGGAGACTTCAATGGCATTCTGGACCTCCACGCTCTTAGGCATGTATTTGAGTATCTGCAATAAAACGACTTTCCTGGCATACATTTCCAGATACTTATAGGAGTAATGCTCTTCTCCTATTTCGTTATGCTCATCACGGTAGCGCATGATTCTCTGTAACGGCCATGCTTCAATGACAGGGGTTCCAGCACCATTGACTTTTCCACAGGCATATGCCCATGTTATTTTGTCCGTCTCTCCGTAATTTTCTCCGGGGACATGGCGCAAAACCGGGTACATCCCAAGTTCAAATTGGAATTGGTCTCCTTCATAGACACAACCGGTCCACGCGGTGGCCCGGCCTGTATTATTAAGCAACCCGACAATACCTTGCCAACCTGGGACAAAGATGCATCTTCCATTATCAGGGATTAAATATCCCTGGCCTCCAACACCGGGTTCAAGGCCCAACTGGGATGCAATGACTAGGCAGGACAGAATACTTGCAGGGGTACATCTCTGCAGCATTGAATTATTGGAAAAACAAGTTACTGTAAGGCTGATCATGCGTTCCGGGGTAATGTGGGATGGAAGTACGTCAGCAATCTCCTTTTTCGATTTGAGAAGGTATTCGGCAAGTTCCTTGGGGGTAGAAATGACAATGGAGGCTCCTTTCTCTTGCCTATCCGGATGTCTTGTATTATTGGTTTTCACGTTATTATTACTCTATTCGCGGGTTTAGTAACGGGCTGGGGATCGGTGGCCGCCGACCCCAGCCATTTTTTATTGAGATTCTCCTACTGCTTGGACATCTTTCCCATTACGCCGATAACCCCACTTAACTCTCTTTTGATCTGCATTCTATTGGCATGCTCAAGTGCAAATTTAACGCCCTGCGAAACATCTTCAGGATTTCCTGAAAAACATCTATTTGAGGCTAACATATACCCTCGAGCAGCTATCCATTCAATTACATCAGGACCGCTCATTTGCATTGCAGCGTCATTGGTAGAATTGTGCTTAAAACAGTTATCATCTTTTCGAATGATAAGGTGCATTAAGATAGGAGATTCGCACTTCTCCACTAGATCGCGTAAATTAAGAAAAGCCTTTTCTATCATTTCCGCCGTGGGAACTTGTTCAGCGGTGGGGTTGCAGCAGTCTTCTTCCGGCGTGCCGTTTTGCGTATGATTATCTTCGGTTGTATTGTCCATTGTATTGTTTTTCTGTTTGTTATTACTTTCTCCAATCCGTGGAGAGCGGAACGGTTTGATAAACCGTCAAAAACTTGCGCGCCAAACGAACCAAGCAATGGTTCCGATTCCCACCAACAACGCAGAGAAAACCAGGCTTTGGACAATTCCGCGGGCGGGTCTCATGGGGTCTTCTTCGCAATAGGATTCGCCGTAGAATCCATCTATTTTGACGTGTGTTTTTTGTGGGGAAAGGCTGCACTCAAACCGAGTTTTAGGATTCAGCGCCTTGTAGGGAGATTTATATTTTTTCTTCATGACTGATTTGTAATTAAGATCATTCGTCTCGGTGACCGTCCGGGTTGGAAGATCCTTTAAGAGGTCCGGGCCATTCAAAGAGGTCTTCTTCCAGATCGCTGACCTGTTCGCGCAAACTCTCTAAATAATCGGTTGCCTGTTCGTGGTTCATCCATTGCTCATTCAGCCAAATTCGCCCCATCTCTTCATCGAAATCGTTATTCATATCGTTTTATTATCTGATGGTTAAAATATAATCTTGGAAGCCGCCTTGCTTTTCGTCTTTCCAAATTCCTTTGATGCAAGCCATGACTTTATAGCTATTCGGGAAAACTGAATCTTCCTGGCAGATAAACGGCGGTGTGGCAGCCCTTGCTTCCGAACCATATAAGCGACGGAATTTTGTGTTCTGAATGTTTTGGGGAACTCTTTCACAAGATCCGCGCTGGTCAAAATGTCTGTTTCTTCGTACATAATCAAATAGCGGGCTTGGAGGCCATAGAGGCGGCCACAATGGGTTTCACAAAGTTCAATGTGTTTCTGTTTACATATCCCTTCCAGCAGCCCTCAGATGGAGCCCAACGGAATCCGGAAGACTTCAAGTTCTGCCGTGTCTCTAAATCCGGTTTATCAGGATAAAAGATTTTCACCCGATTCTCGGAATGGGATATCTCTACGGAGATATCATCCTGGCACGCAAATTCTTGGTCTTGGGTTTCCTTGGCGCGTTTCAACTTCGCCAAACGTTCCCGGCATCTTTTGATGTTGGCGTTGTTGTTGCTCATTTCATAAGCCTGATACCCCTTCCGAAATTGGCCCCTGTTAGGATTTTCCGTTAAAAGGAGGGTTATTTCCTTGAGTGATAACTTCGGGAATTCCTTGCTGATTTCCTCTCTGGCCTGATTGTCATTTCCCTTCGCCTTCCGGATAATGGCATTCACTCTTTTCATGCGTTCCTGAATGGCTTCCATCTTCTTGATTTTTGCCTCCATGCGGATAACGGCATCATCATCCTCAGTCCTGATAGCTGTACTTTTTCGTATTCCCCAATGACGCTTGAAGCAGGCCATTCGATTTGCGGGATATTTGATATATTCGACTCTCCATTTCTGTTCTGATTGGAGACGCTTCTCATTCTGTCGAACAGGGAAATTGGAACGTCCAACAACTGCGGAAGATGCCGTCCGAGAAATAGCCCTCAACAAAATGTTTGCACGTTCAAGATAACCGGCACGGAACTCTTCAAAAAATTCATCTACTTCTTCCATGCGTTCAGGATGCCCTTCAGCCAACGCATATAATTCATCGCGGAATTTGATGACTTCCTGAGCATACGCTTTCCTAAATTCCTCTCCTCTTTTTTCAGGATCCCAGCTTGCAGCCTGGTATGTGTCGCGAGCAAACCCGGGCACAATATCATTCATGTAAGAATGAAAATCACTCATGCTTCTACCTCCTCCTTCTTCTTGGCGTTGATGTTCCGGGTAACGTTCTTTTTGCCACGGGCAACGGTTTCCACAATGAGAGCCAAGGCATCTTGTGGAGTGATATTTTTTTCGGCGGCGACGCTAAGTACAAACGCGTTTGCTTCGTTGCTTCGCTGGCTTGCTTCGTATGGGACTATATCTTTTTTAGGAACTTCCTTTCTCATGCCGCGAACTCTACGCACTCGGTGAGCATTTTGCAAGTTATTTTGCACATTGAGTGCGCAAAAATGTTTCAAAATAGTCTTGCTCATGCGCACTAAATGCGCATAATCAACCGCATGAATGATTTCAAAAAATTGGTGAAAAAGTGGTTGAATGACACAGGACATGATCGAGAATGGCTCGGATCAGTAACCAGAAATCCCCGTACACCGGATAAATCCACACCAAAACGCACGATTGATCGATGGCTATCTCCAAGCTCTGAACCAGTTCCCGCATGGGCTGAACTTGAAATCAGAAAACTTATGGGGAATTATTGTGCAGAATCTATTACTAATCTTGAAGATTTGCCCCAAACAGAAGACCTTGGTAAAATGTTTATTACCCTTGAACCAAACGTTCAGGATCTAGTTCATCAAGAAGCTTACAGGCTTGGTCTCACCGTCACGGCTTATTGTTCTCTTGCCGTGGAATATGCTGCCACCAACGAAGAAATGAGGACTGAAATTACCTCTCTTCACGTGAGTAAAAAGAAAAGTCATTCCTTCAATACAGACACCACCTCGCCCGTCGTTATCGGAGAAGGAAATGCTCCGAGCAGCAATCCGCTGCATCAGACGACTACTACCCAAGGGGAAGATTGTTAACTTGCTGGACTGGTAGTTTCCCCTACAAAAACGATTAGAGGGACGGTCTTTTAGACTGTCCCTCTAATTATATCCGGTTTACTGAACCATGTTTTCATTTTACTTGCAATGCTACTGACCTTCTGAAAAATTATCCCATTATGAAGGCAATTTTTGTTTCTTTTTTATTGGTTCAATTCGTGCATGCTGATACGTCACAATTCGATTTCACAGAAGAGGACAGAGCGGAAGCCAGAAGGGAACAGGCAAAATCAGGAATCTACACAAGAGAAGAAATTATGGAATTGAAGATTTCAGAAAAGGAGCGGCAAGAACTCTTAAATCTCTTGAAGCAAACCGAATCTGAAAAGGAAAAAGCAAAAGCCATATGTGAACAAAAGCGTGTAAACAAAGAAGAGGATAAGAAAGCATTTGAAGAAAAGCTTTCACGAATGACTCCCGATGAAAAAGCCAATTACATCTTTGCCAAACTGAAAAAGGGATATTCTGCGATCCTTGAAGTTGCCATCAAAGAAAACATGCATGACCCTGACACGTTTGAGTTCGTCTCTTTTACAGGGCAACCTCTAAAAGTTGAGTCTGGCCGGACAGACATAAAAGCCATTTACAAATTCAGAGGGAAAAACGCCCTTGGAGCCAAAGTCCTCAACTCTCTGGAATGCAAAATCAATACCGACACAGGAGCACTCTACGACATCCAAAATCCCAAAGCAGGAGAATGA